AATTCCATTCAATATCACTGTTAATGAATTTCCTGAAATATGTGTGCCTGATTGCAAACCCACTAAATCGCCATTAAAAGCTATTAGTGAATACACAATATCACCAGCCATAGCACTCATGATGTCTCTATCTTCCTGACTATAGCCCATGACTTCCGCCAAGTCAATTAAAATACGCAACGAAGCTATTAACAATTGTGAAGGTAATTTTTGGTCATACTTACTGTAATCTCCGCCAAATAACCTTTTATCACCAAATGTCATAACATGTTCGTAAAATTCCTCCCATTCCGGACCATGACAATTAATTCCGACTGCACACTCAGAAATTAATGGATTCATTTGAAGGAAACGTATAACTGGTAAATAATATCTTCTCACTAAAAATGTGAGAGCTATTGGATTACCATAAAATATCCTGCACTTTCCCTTAGCAACAGGTAACGCTTCATCTTTCTTACAAGCCTTGGCTATTGTATAAGCACGTTGTCCGCACTTGTAAAAGCCTAAAACTCTTTCAATTTCATCCATAATTTCTTGCGTAAACATTCTCTGTGGAAGTCCCTCTTCCGTAGGCTCTAAGTCTATAACGTACCTTGACTTAGGCCCCTTCAAAGGGTATCCAATAGATGTCTTAAAATTAATTGCATCCACGAATCTACAACCTGGTATGCCGTTAACATTTTCCATATCTGTTAATGGTACAACTTTCCACTTTAACTTATTCACCAATTTAATTAATGGTGTTTTGTAATCGTGAATAGCTATATTCAATAACTTATGTGGAAAAGGTTCACCTGGTTCGCTAGCATTAGCCATCGCCAACTGCCAGCCATACCATTCAGGCTTCATTTTAGGAGCACCCCAAATATTCTCAACGCCTGTAACTTCCGTCACATATTGAGATATTGGTGTACGCCTAACATCAGACCTAGATGTAACCGCTCCAGAACATGAACCATAATACGAAAATTGTGATCCTTCCGGTAGAAAATTAACAGGACTCTTTTCATGTAAACCGCCTTGTGTGGTCACTTCAACACCTAATACTTTCTGTGTAAAGTGCTCACCATCACCGGTTCGCAATACGCCTTCAATACTCCTAACATATTGAATGGCATCCACTAATTGCTGATGAGTTAAAGTACCCATGCAACCAAATGGTTGTCCGTCTTTTCCACCTAAATGCAATCCTGTTATCATAGGTGTTCTAGTTTCCGAAATCAATGTCGCTCCACATAATCCGCCAAACGTGTTCATTGAGAGGTTTTTGTAAACGCCTCCCTTAAAAGAACATGAACCGTTGGACACAATGCCAGCTTCACACATTCCATGCGCTGTTATCATTTCTCCACTTCTTTGCCTCCATATCATCTTAAATGGATGTGCAACAATATCACCAAGTGGGAAAAATTTAAGCAAATTACGATAAGAACCTCCAGTACTTGAATAACACAACCTAAAATCTGTGCCTTCAATATGTACTGAAGAATCCTTACAAATACGTGTTTTAAAACTCCCTCCGACAGCTTCAGCATTAACCTTTCTACAAGTTAATTTCAATGAATCACTGTCTTTAAAATAATGATTGGGAATTAACAACATATTTGATGTAATCATCAAAACATTTGCCATAAGTGTAACATCGGTATTTTCAGCCTCAACGGAAGCATACAATAAATTGTGCTCCACAGCATTACGCAACCTTTCAACAGTTGTGCATTTGCTACTTTCTGATGCTGGCAATACTCGTTTAGTAACTTGTGACCAAACATTTACTTGCTGATCTCTTGCTTTAATATCTTCCATACACGTTGGTTCTAATGCGCTATGTTCCTTTACAATACCTCTCCACGACTTGAATACTTTTGCAATAGCATACATAGCCGCCATAGAGGCACATCCACAACACAAAACTTTCGCATAACTAGCTCGTCTACTCCTTACAATTTCCACCAGACTATCAGTGCGATGACATAATTCTGCCATCATCACTTTTCTAGTGGCCAATTTTGTTAAGTACTCACCAATAGCTAATCCTAAAACTAACAATAAAATACCATGAGCCGGGCTAACAAATAGCGCAAACAGACAAAATAATAAATAAAACCATTTACATTTATAAGTCACTTCATCAATTTCCTTCCTATATACAAATTGTAAAAATGTAATAAATTTATCATTTTGTAGCCACTTGAACGGCAAAAAGCAAATCCAGTCCCATTTATCTAAAAACTGGTTTGTCTTTCTATATAACTCTGCCGTGGGCATCTGTGCTAATGTAGCGTTGAAACTCGCTTGCGTTTCATCAATTACATCACGTACATGCTTCTT